GCTCATCCAAACGCGATACATATCGGTTTCTGCAAGGTGCTCATACCAGAATTTTTCTTCAGTCACGAACACAACTGAGCCAGCTTGGCGGCGGTATTGATTGCACCTAAGGCTATGTGGTAGTGGCCTTTTTCTCGTGCCTCTTGTTGCAGAGTTGCACATTGAGAGAGTAGATCAGCGACCATCTGCGGGCGTTCAATGTCCCAGTCAGCTTTAATTTGTTGCCGCGCAAGCTCTAGATAGGTGTCACAACTACGCGGACCAACCCCCCAGTGTTCTGAAGCGTATCGAATGCAGTCTGATCTTCTGCCGCCATTGGCGATGATGCGCGCAAACTCTTGAGCACGGATTATGGTTTCAGCTTTTGTGCCTCTTTGTGCAGGCATTCAAGGAAGTTTTTCCGATTACTCAAAATATAACAGTTTTCGTTTTCGGTCAAAAAGTTTAGTTCGTACCGATGTTGCAGGTCAGCGGTTGTTTGATGGATTTCGTGAGGTTGGATGGTTTCTTGATATGGTCCAACCGTCAAGAGTACGAACCCATTGCCAAGATTTCTGATCTTGGGTGTCGCGAATGGCTTTAGTGATGCCTGCGTCTTTGAAAGCTTGCTGAAGTCTTGCATCGTAATCGTCGATTGCTTGTTGGATGTTGCTTTGTTCAGCTTGGCGTAGACGTTTTTGTTTGTCCATTTTGAGAAAGAAAGTTTGATGCCGGGGTATGGATCAGCCGCACCTGGACCGCCCTGTATTTACGGCACAGCCGCTTTTGTATTGCAGGCTCCCCGGCAGTGAATCAGAAGGGCATTGTTTCGACGAGGATCTGAGAGTTGTCGAAACCACAGAGCACGGCATCATCAAGCAGTTGCTTTAGCTCTTCGTCGTTGTCTGCGTCTTGATACCAATCAGGTGTTGTGACGCGATAGCTAGGACGGCGAGAAGCTTCGTATTCAGCATCGCAACGCTGTTCGTAGCGTTGGCGTGCCTCGTATTGAAGCAAGGATTCGTGGTGGTAATACATGATGATCAGGCGATGCGGTCTCCCGCTTGATCAAAGTATGGCATACCAGTTAGTAGCCGTCAAGCAATTGATCGATGTACCAACGTGCTTTGGCTAGTGACTCGTCTTGGCCTTTGTGACGTTCGCGCCAGGCGTACTTTAAGACGTTGCCTTTGCAAAAGCCGCGAAACTCTTCAGGCGTCAATGCTGCACGGATGGCAGTGATGCACTCAAGACTGCCTTGGTAGTGATCGGGATGATTGACGTTGTCAAGCATGGTGAAAAAAAAGGAGGCCGAAGCCTCCGGTTCATGAACATTCGCCCCAAGCCGAAGATAGCTCAGGCTGCCTTTTCTGCAATGAACTCATCGTCAGCTTGTAGCAATTCAGCAGCAAGCTCTTGCAGGGTGCTGTCACGTTCGTAAACGGTGCGGAGTGCTTCCCACATGCCTTGAAAGTCATCGCTACGACCGAAGTCAGCAATGATCAAGCCGAGTGCCAGTGTGTCGTTCATTTTGATGGTTGCGGTGTCTGGGGATCTCTCCCAAGGCCATGATGTCATGCGTTGCGGAGATGTCAAGCATTCCACGCTAGGCGGCTGGAATTCGCTCTAGTCGGACTGAGTGACGTTTGTAAGAGTTGCGGTAAGACGACGGCAAGACGATGCGATGCGTTTCAGTGTTGACGTTCTGTTCGCTGGGTTGAAGAGTCCACCAGGATTCGCCGCAGAAGTTGCAGCCGCGATTACGCAGGATCTGCCCGTCGTCGGTGTAGTTGGTGTTTTTGACGCGGTTGTCGCGTTTACCGCAACACGGACACAACGGCAATGGATAAAGCGTGCGTGCGCCCATATTGATTTGGTTGTGAATAGGTGCCTCTGCAGTGGCGGGTTGCTGAGGCGGTAGTTGATCCGTCGGGAACCTTGCAAGAAACCGACTTCACATCAAGAAAATAACGAGACCGTGCCTGCGTGTCAATGCTCAGCAAGTGATCGAATCACAGCGCTGACAATGCCAGCCATAGCAGTGCGCGGAATGCCGCTGTAAGACCGTGCAGCCGCCTCCAAGGCGTCAGCGTAAACGTGTGGACCTTGCGGCAAGCCTGCAGCCTGCTGCGGTGCTGACAGAGCACGTTGACGGATCATCTCACCACGATGAATCCCGAGTTGCTTCGCCTGCTGATCCAAAATCTGCCGCTCTTGCGCAGACAGAAAGACTTTGACGGGCGTTCTGCTTTCAGGCATCAAAAATCAAGCTTGCTGGGCGTCGAAATGATTTTTCAGTATGCGTTCGATGAAATGTGAACGCGGGATGTTTTCAGCAGCAGAGGCCTTGTCTACTGCATCAAACAAATCGAACGGCAAATATACCGTCATGTCACGTGCAGGTGTTTTTCGCGTGCGAGGCATTAAAAATCAAATTCGTCAGGGTTTGGTTTGGTGACTGGGATGAAGTCACGCGGAGATGGCGAGGCTTCAACACGTTCAACGCCGCTTTGATCGCGAAGCAGATTGCGATGAGGCGTGAGTTTCATGTCACGCAGTTCAACAACGGTGTGGCGTCTTAATTCAGCTTCAAGTCGCAAGTAGCCGTCAGAAGGATGATCAAGGTGCTCAAGCGTCCACCAACCGTTGTCAATGCCACGCTGCAACAGCTTGCGGACGGTAACAGGATCAAAAAGCATGACTAGAACAATCCCTGCAGGGCAGGGTTTGAAGCAGGCGGCAACTGTTGCTGTTGGATTTCAGGTGGAAGCATTGGCGGGTGAAAGCGATCGCAGCTAAGCATCCTGTCTTTCAGATCAGGCTTCAGACCCCAGTCGAAGGCAGGCCGACTGTCGCGCAGTCGATAGACGTACGACAGAAGCTGCTGATCAAGCGGAAGCTCTTTGTTTGGTGATGGATCCATGCGGTATTGAGCGCAGGCATAAGCGAACATCTCATCGGTGACCGCGCGCTTGATGGCAGACGGCAGCGTCATGTAGAGGAACGCGATTTCGTCATCGGTAATTTTTTTGGCGTAAGGCGTGATGCTTGCGACAGCGCGAAGGCCCAAGCGGAAGGTTTCAGATTTCATCAGAAGAGGTGAACGTCGTCTAAGGCTTCCCACTGCTCAGCGGTCCATTGACGCGCATGTGGCTGTGAGCCGCTGTGGGTGGCTTGAGGCCGTGGCTGGAACACATCACCCCAACCAGCGGCTATGGCGCGTTCTAAAGCCTCCTGGCGCTGCTGGGAAGGCCACTGGCGCAGTTTGTTGCAGATGCGATTGAACACGCGTTCAGACCGCGTGCCTTTCTTGCATCCCCAAAATTCAGCGATGAGATCAGCGGAGTCCTGCAGCTCAGGCGGTACGGCGTGAGACGGCAGGCGCTTGGTCGTGAACTGATCTTTTTTTCGTGGTTCGCCCTTTATAGGGGTTTTAGTTCCTGGGTTCTTGTTAATGGGTTCTTGTTCGTAGGTCGTTTTCGACCTAGGTAGGTAGGTCGTTTTCGACCTAGGTGTTAGGTCGTTTTCGACCTGGGTCGTTTTCGACCTGGGTCGTTTTCGACCTAGGTCTGTATTTGTTTGAGCTTCCACTAAGACGGAGTAGACCGTGGTTTTGCCGGGCCTTGCCTTGCCAACAAGCCAGCCGTTTTCCTTCAGCCACAACAGTGAACGTTGGACAACCTTGCGGCTTACTCCGGTTTCTCGATGGATTGTCTCAAGACTTGTCCAGCAGCCTTGATCGCTACCAAAACCGTGGCGATGGACGACCGCATAGACGGCCCAAATGGCTGGGTTTTGAACAGCATCCATCAGGCCATAGGGGACGATGGCAAAACCTGAGGCCGTGATCCTGTGCGGCATGTCTACAAGTCCTAGGCGTCGATGCCGCGAACGTCGAAGATCTCGGGGTGTTGGCCCAAGGCGAACTGCAGCAAGTAGTTGACCCAAGCGGTACGGCTCATTCCGATAGGCCTGCGTTTGTCAAGCGCTGTAACGATCCTTTCGTCAATTAGGACTTTGGTGGACTCAAGCACCTGTTCGGTCATGCTGTGGGGTTGCTTTGCAGCCAAAGCTTGCCCATAGTGCGCCTGTATCGCAACCAATTTGAGCGAATCCCATGCGACCCATCGATGGACTTGAGTTCTACGAGCAGTGGCATCGGTACCGGTTGCACGGCGAATGGCTGAATCACTCCGTCACGCAGGTGCTGAGCCATGACATGCCACCGGAAAAGCTCGCCGGAATCATGCGCTACAAAGACGGCCCTGATGGCTGGGCTGCGCGTGGCAATGCCTGTCACAAGGCACTTGAGAAGCATCTGAACGGCGAAGGAATCATCTTCGACAACCGATGGGCTCCATGGATTGATCCGCTACTTGACTGCCCGCTGTTTCAAGGCTCTGAAGTCATCGCTCTTGAACACAGGCTGTGCGATGCGAAGAAATCGCTTGGCGGATCGTTCGACTTCCTGCTGCGGGACGCAGACGGCAAGGTTGTGCTTGGCGATTTGAAGACCGTTAGCAAAAAGCCTGCGGTTAAACGCCGAGAGCCTGCGACAAGGCAGCTTGGTGCATACGTTTCGATGACCACAATTCACTATCCATTGCTCTTCATCGACCAATGCGTAACAGTCGTTAGCGGTCCTGGCGAATGCAAGGTCTTAAAAGAAGACCCAAACGACTGCTTGGGGCAGTGGGTTGACGCTTGGGATTGCTTTCAAATGACCCTTGAGGACTGGTAATTTTGCGCTACTGTTCCAGCAGTACCTTTCAAACGGTGCTGATCGTCCGTTGCCCTGGGAAGCCAGCGGTGAGTTCCGCAGGCGCGCGAGCCGGGAACAGCTTCTCAACCCTTGCGATGAACTGAGCAGCGCGTTGAACTGGTCAGAGCTGCTAAAGCCTGAAAATGGCGGGCCTGGTGAATCGCCCGGCAGAGACGAGGCTGTTCGAGATGCGCTTGCGGCTGTTGCTGAACGCAAGCGACTTAAGGCTGAAGTGCAAAAGCTAAAAGACAGCAAGAAAAGGCGCAAAAGGTCTTGACACTCGGCTGCGGGCATACCAGTATCGGTCAAGCTCACAACCGCTGATGATTAAAGTGAACTACGACCCCACAAGGGTCTCTCCATACACAAATGCAATCGTCTGGACTGTTTTTGCGCTGCTTCTTAGCAGTGCTTTCTATTACAGCCTGACGACAACTCTCGACGATTTGACGCGACGCGATTGCGCTGCTGGTGTTCAAAAAGCTTGCGAGGCAATTAAGTGACAGCATCTGAAATTTTGCAGACCGTTGATGTCGCGGTGAGCGTTGACATGGACGAGCGCGAAGCTCGTGAAGCCGTTGACGACATCAAAAAAGGAATTAACACAGTACGGGCCAGGATTTACGACTTGGATCGGCGCAAAGGCTGGAAGGCGCTTGGGTATCGCAGCTTTGCCAGTTGCTGCATGAAGGAGTTTCCCGAGCTTCATGCCAAGACAGTTGAAAGGCAGCTTGCTGCTGCTCGTGTTGAAGCTGTTCTTCAAGAGTTCCCGTCCCAGGGCGGGAAGATTGGTGACATGCCAGAAAAGCACGCTCGCCCATTGGTTCAACTTCGGCATGATCCAACCGCTTTAAATGACGCCTATACCAAGGCTCAAGAGATCGCTGACGAAGAAAATCAAGGCAAACTCACTCAAGCCATCGTTAGCCGCGCTGTCGAGATTGCGAAGCCTGATCATGAGTGGACAGAAGACGAGTTAAAGCGCAAGGCAATCGTTGAAGCTGGTGGAACGGTTGTTGCAAACATGCATCAAGATAAGGATCGTGCTCTGTTAACTTGGGCTCGGAAAACTGATCGCTTTGTTCGTATTGATCGCAGTAGCAATTGGGGCAACCCATTTGAAATGGGCGATGACGGTGATCGGGATACGGTTTGCGATTCATATGAAATCTTTTTCCCTCGCAAATTCAGCCTTCATAATCGCATCGACGAACTAAAAGGCAAAGTACTTGGCTGCTGGTGTTATCCGGCCCGCTGCCACGGTATGTATCTGATCGCAAAAGTTGAGGAAGTGAATGCCGATTTTTAAGGACTGCATTTGTATCGCTCAAGCACGAATTATTGAAGGGAGCAACACTAAGGCGCATATATGCACAATTGCTTTTCATCAGGACACGAATTCATTTATCAGAACTTGCTTACCATTTGACCGCAAAAATTACACAAACATTAACAGGTGGACGCGTTTCACGTTTGAGGGATACTCAGACAACAAAGACACTAGAAACGAGAGCTACATCTTCACAAAATTACTAACGGTATCAAATAGGATTGACGACAAGACTAAACGGGAGGTTCACAGAAAGATTTTGCAAAAATACAAGCATGAAGAGGAAATGAATGCAGCAAAAGAATCCGTGGGCATTCTTATCTTCGATAAAAACACTCTTAAATTTAAGAGGAAAAAATTGACCCCTCGGGAGGAAGGCTACAGGCAGCTAATGCAGAAAAAAGGATTATTTTTCCCAAATTTCAAGCTTTACGTTTCTGGCAAAAGCCCGCAATTTAAGTACAGGTTTGAAAAGCAGCTTGTTCAATGGGATTTTTTTGAGGCTTATCGCAAAGGACGCGATCCAGTTGAAATCTTTTTCAACCAGTATCGGGAGCCATACATCATTCTTGGAAATACACCTTGGCACCGCGATTCGTTCATGGCCGTATCGTTCCTTTCAGCCCCAAAAGGATTTATCAGTTACGCAAAAAATCAACAACTATCGTTTGCCTAGCAACCTTTTTATTTTCTGGCAGACTGTATTAAATGAAACGGTCTGCAATCTTGAGCGAAAGTTTCACGATCAGGGTTGTGGGCCGTCCCGCACCGCAAGGCAGCAAGCGTCACGTTGGCGGAGGCAGATTTGTCGAAGCCTCTAAATACTTGAAACCGTGGCGAACCGCTGTTTCAACTGCAGCCAGGCGCTTGACACCTAAAGGCTGGCATACCAAAATGGGTGTGTCGATGACTGTCACCTTCATTCTTGCTCGCCCCAAATCTCACTTTCGATGCAATGGCAAATTAAAGGACACAGCGCCGCGTCTTTGCCTAGGACGCATTGGAGATCTTGACAAGCTTGTCCGCGCTGTTTTCGATGCCCTGACAGGTATCGCGTATGACGACGACTCGCAGGTCTTTGATCTTCACGCTGAACGCCGCTACGCCATTGGCTACGAAAAGCCAGGAGCGATCATTACTGTCACTTCAATCAATGACTGAAATCCCAAACCTTGCTGGCGTTGCCACTAAGGATCTTGTCGAGCAAATCGGCAGCAGCAAATTCAGCGCGTCTTACATCAACTGGGCTCGCACGATCAACCTGCTGCATCAACACGCGCCCGGATGGTTCGTCAACTATCTAAGCCCTGCTGATGGCGGCCTCGTTCACAGAGCGCCTGGCGTTGGCGGTTATCTGCTGATTGGCTTTGAGCATGTCGATGGCACAAAGACTGCGCCACTGCCTCAAGCTGTTATGGATCATCGGAACAATCCGATTCCTTTTGACAAGATCTCTGCCCGTGACATCACGGACACGCAGCGTCGCGGCATGTGCATGGCTGCTGCGATGACCTTTGGCCTTGGTTATGAGCTTTGGGCAAAGATGCCGCTTGAAAGCGGTTATGCCGCATCAGAGCCTGAGCCTGAGATGACATCACGTCCAGCCAGTAAAAGCATCAAAAAAGCCGCAGAGCCCGCTGCAGAAACACCTAAAGTCTCTGAACCAGGCGAAGAGCCGCTTACAGAAGACGAAAAGAAACTTCTGCGTGGCCTCATTGTTGAAATTCCAGAAGCTGCTCGCAAGGCTTTTCTTGACGAATTTAGAAATCAATTTGGCCTTGAACCAGGCAGCAAAGTCGCTTACGCTATCACCAAGAAAAAACACCAAAAATTTATTCAAGGCTTGATTCCTGAGTTCAACTGATTGCATGGCGCATGTTCGTATCACGCAGGCTGATCGCGACCGCGATCGCCGCAAAAATCACTTTCAAGTACGGCTGGATGACGATCTAGCCGTTAAGTTGCGGCACTTTATGCAGAGTCGCGACTACAACGCCAACCAGGCGCTTTCCACCATCATTTCTCGTTTTTTCAAAAATGCCTGACTATCCTCAAGACGCCTTCACCCTTTGGGCAAACTGCAACAAAGACAAGAAAACTGAAGGCGCTTATTGGGCCTCCGCTGAAGTTCCTGTTGAAGAGCTTCGCAAGATGTTTGCTTGGGTCAAAAACACTGACAAAGTTGAGAATCAAAAAGGCGAAGAATGCGTCAAAGTACGCGTCAGCCTGCGTCCACGCACCAGCAAGGCCGGTAATGATTACCTGCTGATGGCACTTAGCGATGAAAAGCCCCGTCAGGACAACGGAACTGACATTTTCTGATCGCTAACCTGATGGCAGGCGTAGCAAATTCTGCGCCTGCTCTTCAAAATAGCTGACATGCTGTTTGATGATTTCGTCTTTCCCGGAAATTATGAACTTCTCCGCGAGTCTTACGAAATACAGCAAAACACTCATCACATTTGCGAACAAGAGCTAGTCACTAAACGCCGAGCGAGGCGTAATTTTCGCAAGTCAATTCTTGAAGCCTGGGGCAATCGTTGCGCCTACTGCGGCGATCATGGCGACACCTTGGATCATGTAAGACCTAGAAGCAAAGGCGGTGAAACCAAAAGATCAAATCTCATCTGCTGCTGTGCGCTGCACAACTCGCACAAAAGCTCAGAGAATTGGGTGGAGTGGTTTCGAGCACAGCCGTTCTGGACGGCAGACAAAGAAGCGACAATCTGGCTTTGGCTTTATCAAGATTTCGATTCTGAAGATTGGGCGCAATTAACAAGATGACGCAAAATAAGCTGTTAATGTGATTGCGACTTTCAGCTAGCCATGCAAGCCGACGCCTTCAAAACTTACCTGAATGCGATCGGCAGCTATCCGTTGCTGACGCCCGACCAAGAGATTGGACTCTCACGGCAAATTCAACGGATGCTTGAGCTGAAAGAAGCTGAGCATGAATTGACAGCATCCGAAAAACGTCAGATCAAAATCGGTGAACGCGCCAAGGAAAAGCTAATCAAGTGCAACTTGAAACTTGTAGTGCATATCGCCAAGCGTTACGCCAGGCGACTTGTCTCCAACAACATGGAGATTCTCGACTTAGTGCAGGAAGGCAACATGGGCCTTGATCGCGCTGCTGAAAAGTTTGACGGCACGCGTGGCTACAAGTTCAGCACATACGCTTATTGGTGGATTCGTCAAGCAATCACGCGAGCGATTGACACGCACGAACGCGTCGTTCGTATCCCTGCAAATTCACTAGAAAAGCTGTTCAAGGTTTTCCGCTTTCAGCATGATTACTTCCTGATGAATCGCAGCTATCCAACGCTTGCGGCAATGGCGGAACATGTTGGCATGAAAGACGATGATCTGCGCATGTTGCTTGAACGATCAACGCCGCACACAAGCCTTGATGTTTTGGCGAAACAGGACGAAGGCAGTCGGTTGCTGGACATGATGGCCGACCAGTCGCACATTGACGACGAGTTCACGCCATCAGAGATGAAAGAACGGCATGAGCAATTGCACGACGCGATGAACGCACTTTCAGAGCAACAGCGGCTGATTGTCGAAATGTATTACGGCCTGAAAGATGGCAAAGAAGCCAGCCTGAAAGAAATTGCAGAGCACATGCAGATCTCTCGTGAATGCGTGCGCAAGCACCGCGACAAAGCGCAACGCATTATGAGGCAACGGTTTAATCGCTCAATGGGCAGACAGGATCCGCTGCCACCAACTCATACGCCGTTCGTATTTGATGTTTTCGTCTAGCTGCTCATCTAGCTCTTGAATGAAGTTTTCGGTCTCAAGCTCTGTGATCCGGCCAACAGCTTGTTTTAACAAAATCTGCTGATAATGCGTTTGTTTCGCCAGGCTCGAACATAGCTCAGCTATCTCGTCGGCGTCATCATGGTGAAGGATGGCTTGTGCCTCGCGCTCTAGTTGAAATTCCTCTTCAAGCGTGAGGTTGACGACCATCCAATCAGCCCATGCCATAGCGTCGTCAAGTGCTTACTTCACAACTTAGCGTCATGAAACCACCAAAGCTAGAGCGAATTGAAACAAAACATGGAAAGGTGTGGCGCATTACATGCGCTGGAATGGTCAAAGAACACCGCCAAGAATGGCAGGCAAGATGCTTTTATCACCAAGCGGTGCTCATGTATGCCGGTCGATTGGCCGATGAAGACTAGACAACGTTTGGCATTACGGTCTTGTGATTGTTGTAGTGACCTGTGAGTGCATACGATTTCAGCGGAACTGCTGACATCCTGAAGAACACCATTTGACCAATAAGCAGATTGGGATATAGCGGCAGCGGATGAAAACGGCGTTCGTTCTTCAGCTCAAGCGTTAAGACAGACGTTCCGGTTGAACCCCATGCTGGATCGCACCAACCAGCAAGCATGTGGCCGTAAAAATCGCGGGCACGGCTTGACTTGAGTACAAACTGCGCGCTGATGCTTTCTGGCAAATTAAATTGCTCAACTGTTTCAGCCAAGCAAATCTCGCCGGGCAGCAAAAGGTAGGGTTCATCTTTTGTCCGCGTCGAAATATCAATTCGCATCAGCTCAGGCCGATCGCGAACCTCAATCATCAAGTTAGGCCCAAGTCGCAGGTCAAGGCTTGCGGGATTTAGCAGCTTTTCATCAAACGGCGTAACCATCTGAGATGCTTCGCAAAGGCTGCGAATTTCCCAATCAGCCAGAACAGTCACGCAACACAAATCAGATCCGACAACGATACACGAAGCGGATCTAATGATCCAGTGCTTGCAATATCTTGCGTTCGTTTTCGTATGGCTTTCTTGCGTCGATGTAATCCTGAACGTAAGGCGCTAACCACTCATGCGGTGGCCAACAGTTTTGCCAGTTGACGGGCTTGGCGCATTGCACAACAACCGTTGTCCAAAATGCTGCAAGATATGACCAGAGCCAGTAAAGGTTAGTCATCATCCACAAGGATCAGCCAACCCGATTCTTTGCCTTCAACCATCCAACGCTCAAGAAATAACGTTCGCGAAACTTCGATGTTTTTACCGCCAGCTCGGCTGTCATGACCGCCGCTCAGCATGTTTGGCGTACCCATCGGATCGTGTAAGACGAAATGATCTTTCGTGTATCCAACAACAACGCTCCAATGGCCGCAGGCGCGCTCGTCACACATTGGCGGCTCACCACGCGCTAAATCACCGTGATGCAACCAGCCGACAAGTACAGGGCGACCGCTAGCGATCTCTGCCTCTAAAACTGCAGCATCACCATCAGTGCGGAACTCTGCCGTCAAGCCAAGCTTGCGTAAAGCCTGAAGCTGCGCTGAAACTTCAGTGGTGTCGCCAAACTTTTCGCGAATCGCGCCATATTTTTCGGCGGTATTCACCTTGCCGTACAAAGCTGCCACCATCGCAGCCGACGCATCGAAGCACCTGCGATAACCCTTGTCTAGCGATAGCTGATGGAAATACGGCACATAAGCGCGCTGAGCAATGCCGCTTTCTTTCCAGGCTTCAAACCAAGCAGCATCTTCAGCTAACAGTTCTTGCGGGATCGAGTCTTCAAGTTCTTTGATGGCAGCCAGTTGGTGCGGCGTGCCTCGGAAATACTCAAAAAACGGTTGAAGACTTAAAGCCACGGCCAAACTGCTGAGCAGCCGAATCACTTCTCAACCCTAGTGGTTGGAAATAAATTTGCCTCTACAAATGCGACAACCTTGTCATCAACAGTGTTGGTGGTTTGCTCGCTGACTTTCTTCAGGCAATCCAAGAGAAGTCTTTTCACGGCATCAGATTTGATGAACGCGAACAAGATCGGACGCAAAACCAGAATCATGGGTCTTATTGCAGTCAGTCAAATTCTAGGCATGGTCATCGCGTGCTTCTAACCGTGCAACAGAACGCTCTAAGGCACTGATTCGCGTAAATACTTCAGAGTCTTTGCTCTTGATGTCTGCGTGCAATACGTCCAAACGGCTTGTCAATGATTCAACCGCAGTCGCTAGCCTGACCAAGGATTCTCGGCTTTCTTGGCCCTGTCTGGACAAGCTGGTAATGCTGACGCCGGCAACAGTGATTGAAGCCCCAGCGACAGCAGCAAGGATCTCAACCACTGATCTAATCTGAAGTCTTCTCCATCATGGCCGATTCTTCACGAGACCAGGAACAGGAACAAGAAAAAGACGGACATGTTTTAGCTGATCTTGTGAAGCTGGCTGTGCTTGCTTGGAGCATGGCAATTTTGACCGCCAATTATTTAGGCTTTTTCAAACAAGCACTCGATCCGACTTTTCCCGCGAGTCTTCTGACAGGCACCTTAAGTGCCATGGGGGTCAATGTTAGGCAGAACAGAAAAAAAGACGAGCCTAAACTAAAGCAACAGGACGCCTCGAAATGAAACGCCTAGTCATCGCTGCAGCTCTTCTAATCGGCGTTCCTGTCAGCGCGCAAACCGTGACACCACAATTCACTCGCGGAAGTTACAGCTCAAATACACAAACCACCCAAACGATTACAGAGACAGTCAGCCAAAAGGTTTACGGATCTGACATAAATACTTGGAGTGGTACTAATGTGACACCGAGCGCCGACATCGCTGGCGGCTCCACAACCTTCAGTGTCACGGATAGCACTCAGCCTTGGCAGCTCGAAATCACAACACGTCCAGCAGGCTTGATCGAAACGATCGACACTACGCGTACAATCACGACAACTTCTACAACTATTGGGCTAAGTGTCTTTTCGCAGTAGTCATCGCCCTGGACTTTGGCATAACCGCCAAACCAGCGGCAGGCGAAGGCGACGTTCACAGCACAGCACAGCCACAAGCAGCAGCTACAAGCAACAACACCAATCAAAGCGTTCAAATCAACCAGAGTGGCTCGTCATCGCGTCAACAATTTGGAGGTGGCTTGTCATGCAATGGGGCGACTTTCAACGTCACGCCTTTTTATCTAGGGAATGACACCATCTCTGATCCATACACACGTAGTAACAACTGGGGCATCCAAGCTGGTGTAACCGTTCCACTAGACGGCAGCATCACT